AAGAAGGGCTAGTAACTGTAAGCCGTCACGGCGAGCAAGTTGTTAACCCTTGGTACCGCGTGCAGTGTGACAGCCTTAAGCAAGCAACCCAGTTGGGCCAACTCTTTGGAATTACGCCAAGCGCTCGCAGTAGAATTAGCGCGGCCGTAGTTAAACCCGTTAGTAAATTAGACTCACTTAAAAAACCAAAAACAGCATGAGTAAAAAAGTAATTACAAAGGCCGTAAGCACTAAAGCCTTTGAGACGACCACAGTAAAAATGCAAGCAGAACACATTTACACAGTGCAGCCATTGGGCCAGCAATTTGTAGTTTGCATTAACGGCGTGCCCTGCAATAAGCAAGGACAGCAAGCCGAGGACATTGGGCAGGTGTTTACATACCGAAACGAAAAACTAGCGTTTGAGTGCTTGGCATATTTTAGGCGGTGCAAATTGTAAACGACTATATAGCAAAAATAAACAGCGGCGAAGTTGCTGCCTGCGCTCATGTTAAGAACGCAGTGGCTCGTTATGAGCAGGACCGTGCAAACGGCTGGCGCTTTAATGACCAACTAGCACAGCACGCTTTAGACTTTATAGAGCAGTTAGTACATACGACTGGCGACTACGCGGGGCGTAACTTTACGCTAGAGCCTTGGCAGGCGTTTATAGTTTATAACCTATTTGGATTTTTAAACGAGGACGGCAGCCGTCGCTTTACTCGCGCTTATGTAGAGGTCCCGCGTAAAAACGGCAAGTCTACCTTTTCCAGCGCCGTTATGCTTTATGGACTTATAGCAGACGACGAGCCAGCGGCTCAGGTTTACAGCGCGGCCACAAAGTTAGACCAAGCCATGATGGTCTTTGGGGAGAGCGTTAGGGTTTGCCAAAACTTGCCATGGCTTAACGAAGAGTTAACTGTTAACAACTCTGTGAATAACCGCCGCATAGTTTACGGCCAAAGTTTATATAAGCCACTGGAGTGGAACCCAAACAAGCAGGACGGACTTAATACCCATTTTGCCTGCATTGACGAATACCACGCCCACCCGAATGACGAGCTGTATAATGTAATTCGCAACTCAATGGGGGCAAGGAGGCAGCCGCTTCTTTTCACAATTACCACGGCAGGCTTTAACAGAGAAGCGCCATGCTATAAGCACCGCCAGTATTGTGCCAATGTTTTAAACGGGGCAATTAAAGACGACGCGCTATTCTCTGTTATATATACCTTGGACGAAGGCGACGACTGGACGGACCCCGCAGTATGGGCGAAGGCTAACCCTAACTGGGGCGTAAGCGTCTACCCTAGGCAGTTAGAGCAGGCACTAACCGAGGCTAAAGAGTTTGTACATAAGGAGGTAGAGTTTAAAACTAAGTTGCTCAATGTTTGGACCGACACGGCCCAGACTTGGATTAATGACAGTCTCTGGAAGGCATGCGATGGCGACGACGAACTAGAGGGCGAGGTTTGCTATGGTGGCTTGGACTTAGCAAGCACGGGCGACTTTTGCGCATTCTCCTTATATTTCCCAAGCCTGCACGCTGTTAGGACTTGGTACTGGCTACCGAGTGAAACCGCATTTAAACGCAAGGACGCTGCGGGCGCTTCTATTCGCCAATGGGCAGCCGAGGGCTTTATAGAATTAACGGAAGGCAATGTAACGGACTACGCTTTTATTAAGGCCCGCGTAATTGAACTAGCGCAGCGTTACGACATTAAAGACATAGCCTTTGACCGCTTTAACGCTTCGCAGTTAGTAATTGAGTTACAAAACGAGGGGCTGCAAATGTTTCCTTTTGGGCAGGGCTTCGTAAGTATGTCGGCACCTACTAAAGAACTAGAGCGCCTAGTTAAAGACAGAATGCTACGGCACGCTGGAAACCCAGTGACGCGCTGGATGATGGGCAATATATTGTTAACTCAGGACCCCGCAGGAAACATTAAAATAAACAAGGCCAAAAGCGGTGACAAAGTGGACGGCCCCGTAAGTATAGTAATGGCTTTAGGCACTTGCATGCAGGATTCTGCCAAAGAGCAAAATAGCGAATTTTGGTTTTTAAGCATATGAAATTCTTAGACGACTATATGCAGGAGTATTATAATAACCTGCCTAAATACAAGACTTACGAGGACGCCTACAACGCCACAGAAGAAAAATACTTTGGCAAGTTTGGCGTAAAGCGTTACAAGTCCTACGATGTTTTCAGGGCAGCACTTTCTCGCTGGCTTGCACAAGGGCGTAACAAATGTTAACACAACAAATTTAACCTAGTTGTAATTTGCGCCCAATGAATTTAAAGTTTTGGCAGCCCCGCAAAGAGAAGCGCTCGAGTTTGTCGCAGCCTGCTGACTGGTTTATAAATACCTTAAACAATGTTTTTGGCTACCAGACTAAAAGCGGCCAAGCAGTAAACGACCGCACGGCTTTAAGCATTGCCTCTGTGCATGCTTGCGTCAGGGTAATTGCAGACGGTATAGCGGGCCTCTCTTTGAAACTTTACAAAGACGACGGCATAAACCGCGACCAAATTATAATACATTACAGCACGGCATTAATTAACGAGCCTAACCCTTACCAAACTAAATACGACTTTACTAAGTACATGGTAAGCCACTTGGCGCTTAAGGGTAATGCTTACGCTTTTATTAATCGCGACGCCCGTTTTATTGGCGTAGAGTTGCACCCTATTGCCCCTGACTATGTAACGCCAGTAATGCAGGACGGGCAACTATTCTACAAAATAAACCTTAAGGGCTTCCCTTCTATTGTGCCTGCTACCGACATGCTGCATTTTAAAGGGCTTTGCGGCGATGACCCGCTTGTAGGTTTGTCGCCTATTGTCGTGCACGCTGAAACATTAGGTATTGACTTGGCAGCAATTAGCCAAAGCGCTGGCGTTTATAAAAACGGCGTGCTTAAGTTTTTGCTAACTAGTGACGCGCAAATAAAGCCAGAGCAGGCAGTGCCTTTAAAGAAAAGCCTAGACGATGTTATAGACGGGGCCAGTCGCTCTACCGTATTGCCTAACGGCATTAAAATGGAAAAGCTGAGCCTAAGCCCAGAGGAGGCCCAATACTTAGAAACTCGTAAGTTTAGCGCTGAGGAAATAGCCCGTATTTTTGGCGTGCCTGCTTCCATGATTGGGGCAGCGGGCGGCATTAAGTCTAGCGTAGAGCAAGAGTACCAAGACTTCTACGCTCGCACCTTGGCAAGTTATGCTATTAACATAGAGCAGGAACTAGCCCGCAAGTTGCTGACCGAAAGCGACAAGTTAACTTACTATTTTAAATTTAACTTTAATTCACTTTTGAGGGCCTCCGCCAATGAGCGCGCAGACTATTATAATAAAGGCATTCGCGGCGGCTGGCTCTCTAGAAACGAGGCCCGCATGTTTGAGGACGCTAACGGATTCGACGGCGGCGACGAGTATTTAATCGAAAGCAACCTAATGCCAAGCAGCCAGATTAACGCCTACATGGATGCTAAAATAGCGCAGCTTATGAGTACCGCAGACAAAAACAATAACCCCGACGGAGTTAATAACACCGAAGTATTATAATGAAACAAGAGCGCAGAACATTTACTGGCACCGTCATTGCACGAAGCGAAGGCGAAAACATGCCTAAAGAAATTGGCGGCATTGCTGCTGTTATTAACTCAGTTACTGACCTTGGTTACTTCGAGGAGGTTATAGAGCGCGGAGCGTTTGACTACGCCCTAGGCAAAGAATACGACATCCGCTGTTTGTTTAACCATGAAGCCGAGTTAATTCTGGGCCGTACTTTGTCAGGCACTTGCAATGTGTTTGTAAATGCCGACGGCAACCTAGAGTATACTTGGGTTCCTGACTACGAGAACCCTACGCACATGTCAGTCGTGCGCAGCATTATGCGCGGCGACATTACGCAAAGCAGCTTTGCATTTACCATTAAGGAGCAGAAGTGGAGCGACTCTACAAAATACGGCACAATGGGCAAAAGAACTATTACTGTTATAGAGGACCTATACGATGTTAGCCCAGTTACTTACCCCGCTTACGCTGACACTGAGGCCGACGCCCGCAGCATTGTGGCAATGAGAGACGAAGAGCGTGAAATAGAAAGCGCAAAGCAAAGCCAAGCGGCAGCCGACATTTTAAAACTTGCGCTGTTGCGTTACGAAAATTTATAAAACAAAAACAAAAAAACCATGAATAAAATTAAAGCATTGAAAGAAGAGCGTGGACGCTTGCTCGGCGAGTTGTCTACCTTGCAAACCACCATCGAGAAGGAAGCCCGCTCTATGGCTGACAGTGAAACCAACCGCTTGACCGAAATCGAGGCTCGTTTGGGCGCGATTAAGGCTGAGGTAGAAACCTTGGAAAAGTTGCAAAACTTGGCCGCTCAGGCTGCTGGCCACTCTGCTAGCCGTAGCGAAGAGAAGGAAAAGAACGAAATGGCTAGAGAGTACAGCTTTAAGCGTGCTATTGACTTGGCCGTTACTGGACGCCGCGAAGGTGTAGAGGGCGAATTTTCTGCCATTGGTGCAGAAGAGTTCCAGCGCTCAGGTGTTAGCGTTTCTGCTCACTCTATTAAAATCCCTTCTCAAGTTTTCAAACGCGACATGACAGCTACTGGCGGTTCTGGTGGTTCTGAGGGTGGCGTCAATATACAAACTTCAGTAGGTTCTATTATTGATGTATTGTTGCCTAAAACTGTTTTGCGCGGTTTGGGTGTACAGCAGTTGTCTGGCTTGGTAGGTAACTTGGACATGCCAACTGCTAGCACTGTGCCTTCTGCTGGATGGAATACTGAGAACGGTTCGGCTACTGAAAAGAGCCCTGCTTTTTCTAAAGTAACCTTTAGCCCTAAGCGTTTGGCTGCTTACATTCAAGTTTCAAACCAGTTGTTGCTTCAGTCTAGCAACTCTATTGACCTTTATGTAAGAAACTGGCTCCTTAACGCTATGGCTCAGTCTTTGGAAACTGCTGCTATTAAGGGCGGCGGTTCTAACGAGCCTACTGGTATTATTGCCAACGCCAATGTAAATGTAACTTTTGCAGGCGGCGCGACTTCTAACGCTACCAACGCTAACGGTATTGCTCCAGTTTGGGCCGATGTTGTTAACTTGATGAAGGCCGTAGAAAACGCTAACGGTGAAGGTGTTGCTTACTTGACTAACCCTAAAGTTAAAGCTGCTTTACAGACTATTCCTCGCCAATCTTCTGGCGTAGAAGGTAACTTCATTTGGCCTGCTGGTGGCTTCGACTTGAACGGCTACCCAGTTTCTACTTCAACTTTGGTACCTTCTAACTTGTCTAAAGGTTCTAGCAGCGCATTGTCTGCCATGATTTTTGGGGACTTCTCTAAAATGGCTATTGCCTCTTTTGGTGGTGGTATGGAGTTGACTGTGGACCCTTACAGCGGTGCAACTGCTGGCTTAACCAATGTAGTGCTTAACGCTTACATGGATGTTAACTTGTTGCAGCCTACTGCCTTTGCAGTATGTAAGGACATTGTGGCCTAATAACTTGACTGCTCGGAGTCATTAAAGACCGAGTGCTGAGGGTGGCCTTGACTGCGCCGCCCTCGGGCTAATATGAAAATTAAATTTATTGCTAACCCTTCTGGGCAGTTTAACCTTTCCTATAACGCAGGCGAGGAGGTAATAATGGAAACTAAGCAGGCCATGCTTTTAATTGAGGCAGGCGTAGCAGTTGAAATTCCAGCGCTTACTTCTAGCAAGCCAGTAAAAAAGGGCAAGCCAGTTAACCCAGAGACCGAACTAGACGCCGAGTAAAGCTATGTTTATTGCACGCCACTATACCACCTACACCAATGCCGCTACTGACTACATAACTTTAGCAGAGGCTAAACAGCACCTGCGAGTTACTAGCAGTGCAGACGACACCTATATAGGTGGGCTTATTGCTATGGCTGTGGAGGCTTGCAGTAATTACCTTGGCTATTCAATTCGTAAAGCGACTGCGCGTTATGGCTTCGACGGCTTTACGGGGCAGCCTGCGCTAGTTAACCCGCTTAACGGGACCAATATACCCAGCGGCAACTACTTGCGTTTAAATACGCGCTGCTTGTCTGTAACAAATGTTTACTACATTAGTGACGCTAACGCAATTACAGCCTACGACTCGCAGGATTGGATTGCTAGCCCTGAGCCTATGGGCCTATATAGCCGTAACATTTTTATAGAAACTGCGCCGACATTGGTAACAGACGACGGGATTAAATACATAGTAGAAGTAACAGAGGGATTTAACCCAGTTGGCACTACTAGCGTAGACCCTGACACCATTTTCCCAATGACAATAAAGCACGCTGCTCTTTTGTTAATTGCTCAGTATTACGACAATAGGCAGGCTATTGTTACTGGAACTATACAGAGCCCGTTAGAGTTTGGGTTTCATTACTTGTTGGACCCTTATAAAATACAAGTGTTAATCTAATGAATGCAGGGGCTATGGATGTCTTAGTAAGCCTACAAAGCTACACCGAGACAATAGACACCAACACGGGCGAGAAGTTGCAGACTTGGACCGAATACGCGACCGCATGGGCGCAGCGTGTAGAAGCCGAGGCTGGCACTGAGAATGTAAACGCGGACCGAAGAGAGCATAAGCAAATAGTAAATTATACTATTCGGTATAATACCAGCGTGAGCGTTAAGCATAGAGTGGTAGAGGACGGCATAGCCCATAACATTGTTAACATCGCAAATTTACAGCGCAACCTATATTTGAAACTACAAACTGAAGTTACACTGTAATGGCTACCGACAAAAACATAGAGGGAATGAGCGAAGTAATTAACGCGCTGGAGGCTATTGGTGTAGACATTAAAAGCCCCAAGTTGCAGAAGTTGCTGCGCAAAAGTGCAGAGCCAATTATAGCAACGGCTAAAAGTTTAGTACCAGTTAACACTGGCGACTTGCGCGACTCTATTGGTTTTATTACTAGCAAAGACAGCACGAACTTAGACAAGACTTTAATAGGCTTGCGTAAAGAATACTATAACAATTACCTTGGCGTCATGTTTGAATATGGCACAGCGCCC